ATCAACCCCTTCGCCTGTTGCAGCACTGACGGCAAGATCGCGGAACTTGTCGCTTTTCATAAGTGCGTGCAATTTTTCAGCGTTAGTTTTTCCAGCAAACCGTTGAGCCAATTCAGGCCCAGCCGCACCCGCAACAACAGGAATAATAGTCGTTAGAAGGTCTCCGCCCAACATGCTTGTTGCAGCGCCAGCAGCAGCAGCGCCGCCAACGCCTTTTGCAATTTTGCCCAAGAGGCTTTCAGCATTAAGCAGATTCAACTGCGTTGATGCGCCAGTCCTAATGATATTTTCTGAAGCATCGCTTAAGCGCCGTGAGATGGCATAAAAATCGTTCAAAAGGTTAACGCCATCAGGGCCAATGGCTTTGGCAAACTCTTTGAAAACCAAGTTATTTTTACGCAAATTATCATAAGTATTTGAAAAGTTTGTGAAACTGAATCTGCGATCTGGGCCTGTTGCCGTTTGGAACAAGCCAGACGTTAAAACCGTTCCGTGCATATCTTGAGGAACATTTGTAAGCAGCTTGTTGATGGCTTCCATGCCACCTTTGCCGCCTTGCGTGATAGCTTGTGTTATGACTGGGCCGAGGTCTTTGGACAGATTGCGCCCAAAAATTTCCTGCATCTGCTTTCGACCGTCATACATTTGTTTGAACAACGTATTGGCGGCACGCTGCTTATCAGCAATTTCCTTGCCAGCACTGCTTTCGATAAAGCCCATCTGATCGTCAGCAAGCTTGGCATAAATATCATTCAAGCGTTGCTCGTTAGAATCAACCCAAGCTCCCTTACCCTTGGTCATTGCTCGACCAATTTCAGCACGCTTTCTATCTAATGCCGTATATGTTGGGTTGCCCTTAGATACCATTGCATAAAGCTTTTTTTCTTCTGCTGAAAGTCCGCTCAAACCTTCTTTTCCGCCACCTAATCTACGGATTTCATTTTCAAAATATGCCCTGATGTTGCTTGCATCAACACGACCAGCGTCATCAATTGCAGCAGTGACCTCTTTCCGCAAAGCATCAGCTTGGTTCTCAAGCCCTTGGGTTGCCGCATCAAGACGATTGAATACATTTGCGGAAAGCTGGGAAATATCAGTGACCGCGTTAAGTTCGTCCATTGCTTCATAGGCACGCTCGGCGGCTGCATCATAGGTTTTACGCCAAGCGGTTTCAGCCTCAGATCCTATCTGCGAACGCTCTAGACCAGTGACTCTTTGCAATTGAGCGTTTTGGCTGAGAATATCCACGGGCAATTCAATGCCAAGACGCTCCGCAGCCGCTTGTGCTTCAGGATCAATCTTTGCAAGCGCAGCAAGTTCTTCACGCGCCTTTGATGCGCCTGGCGTGCGGCTGACAGCCTTGCGAGCAAGAGCGATCATTTCCTCGCGGCCCACATCAAGCGTCTCATCGACAACTTCAGCACCAACGCCCGGCGCTGCTCCCGTCGGTGGAGCCATGCCAGCAGTAGGTGGGGCCATGCCAGCAGGCGCAGCCATTCCAGCGGGGGGCATCTCTGCACCGCCGGTAGGAACGTTGATCATCTCATCTTCGGGCAGCATTGCGCCTTGCGGAGCCTCGCCGCCTGGCAAGAAGCGTCGACCAAGTGATCCAAGGACAGCAGACGTGCCGCCGCCGGTTGCAGCCAATAATGCACGTTCACCCAGCCCAGCATCGGGACGAACCTCGCCGCCGCCATATATTGCACCTTGGACAATTTCTTGCGCCAAAGGACCACCGGGCAGGAATCTTGTGGCTTTATCAATTGGTGAAAGCAGGCTGCTTGGAATTTCAGCCAGCATAGATGTGATCGGGAATCTCTCCTGACCAAACTCACCAGCCGCTTGCAACTTAGCGGCAGATTCAGGCGAGAATTGAGCAAGGGCTTCCTCGCCCAAGTTGCTGGTAAATCCACGCACAGCAGCAGCCGCAGCAGCGGAACCCATGCCGGGGCCTGCGCCTTCACGAATGCCTGATCTGTTAGGAGTAAAGCGGATTTGCCGACGCGTATTATTTTTAATCGCGCTGGCTGCATCTTCATTCAGCGCCTGAATGGTTTCCTGACTTAATTCATTTCCGCCGGTCAACTGCTTGGCAAGTTCGTTTACCTGCTCAATGGTTTGACCCGCAGCCCATGCGCCCTGAAGCTTGCTGGCAATCTCTATGTCTTCATCTGTTGAGAAACGATCACCTTCCGCAACCTGTAGAACAGGCACGCCTTTCGGCTGGCCTTCAGCGGGTGGAGCCTTTAGTGATTGCAGATAATTTTCATAAATATCGGCATCGGCCTGATAGATTGGGCTACCAATCTCAAGCGGATCAAGATTATTTCTTTGCAGTCTAGTTTCAAAATCCCTGCGGATAAGGTCATAAGGGCCACGCAACGTTTTAACGCGCTGATCAAGTGCTTCGTGAAGCTCCCTGCGCTGTTGCTCTGGAAGCGTACCACCCTGATCTAGAGCGCGTCCGAATTGGCGCACAATACGCTGAACGATGGGACTTTGGCTTTCAATGCCTTCAATGTCTCCAGTTGGAACCGCACCGTCTGGGTCAAAAACCTTAATTGCGTTATAGATACGCGCGCGGTCACCAGACGTTGTGTTTGGCTGAGAAATTGCGGATGTAAAAGCGGGCCACGCAGCTTCAAATATCTGCACGGGTTTGCGGCTATAATACTGATCGGCAATCTTGCTTCCGCGCTGGAACGTGCGTTCCTCAATATTACGCTGCTCTTGCTCCTGCCTGAATATAACGTCTTGCTCTTTTAATTGAGCCTCACGTCTACGGCGCTGTTCCTCTGATTCCGCACGACCTTCACCAGCGCGACGGGCCGCAGCTTCTTCGGGCGTCTCACCACCCAAAATAGGTTTGATTTGCGTAACAGGCACAGTTGTTGGCTGGGGTTTGTAGCCACCATATTTTTTCAAGAAAGCTTCGTCGTCAGCTTGTGCCATGTTCAATCACCATATCTTCCGCGTGAATTGCTTACATCAGGAGCCTTGCCCCAGCCGGGGAAGGTTATGTGTATTGTACCTTTATTGCTGGGGATCGCCTTAGCACCGGGATACATACGGCGAACAGTCGCAATCGCTTCTGCTGTCGACATTCCCTTGGGTGGGAAAAAGTCTAGAGCATCGCCTTTCGGATGAGATCCACCCCTTGTCTTTGTCAATCCTTGGGCGACCAATGCTTCTTGATGCTTTTGAGTCCTGAAGCCACTGGTTGGTTCAAACCCAAGCTTTCCCAGATCGCCAATAGGATTGATGTTACTGCCCTTGAAAGGTGCCAGACGGCTTTTCCGTCTGACCTCCTTCCTTGAGGGCTTTGTTTGCAGAGCCTGATCCAAACACCTTTTCAAAAGCTGCTGGTGTAACCCTGCCAGCCTTTAGGTCTGCAATTGCATCTGCAGGAATAAGGACTGGTATATCTATGTCTTGCGATCCCCTTGCACGCGCTTCAGCGGCGGCTTGCCTAATTTGAGAATTAAGAACAACACCAACACCTGGAACGGTTGTTGTGTCAGTGTATTCATACGCCTCTTTGTAAGCATCTGGATCAAATTGCCTTAACAATGAACGCGCTGCAAAATCGTCATTCATTTTTGGATTGAGAGCCATTTGAGCAGCCGCGTCAAACCTCTCAGCAATGTCCAGCCGATTTGAATTTCTTGCAGACTGTGCGCCGCTTGCGTAAATTTCTGATATTTCCTGATCGGTTCTGCCACTACCCCTTGCGATGATTGCTTTCTGCAAGATCGAACCATAAGTGCGCTTATCAGACTCGCTCAGGCTTTTTGCAAACCTATCAATGTCTGCGCCATATTCCCGAAATTCTGCATACAAGTCACTTAGCTTTTCAGGCGATGGGTCTTTAGCTACCTCTCTTGCGCGTAAAGCATATTGGTTTGCACGATCAATTTTTGCCTGCTCTGCTGCCGTTTGCGCGGCAACTTGATCCCTTTCGGTTCTGATCTGCTGTTGCCTTTGAGCCATCTGCAAGCCAGCAAGAAACGACTCCTGCGGAGATGCAATGCCTAGAGAATAATCAAAAGGTTGAACCATTTTTAGAGACCCATTGATTTTTGAGCAGACATGCCGCCGAGGGTTGTAAGAAGATTAAACGGCTGGGCGAATGCTCGACCCATGCCCAGTGCCGATCCAGCGCGTGCAGCACCAGCTTGAGCAAGCAGATCAGATATAGAACTAGCAGCCTGCATCCCAGACGTTCCGACGCCAGCAGCGGACTGTTGGCCTAGTGCGGTCATGCCACCGAGGCGATTATATTGCTGTTCAAGAAACTGATTTAAAAGCTGCGGGCGAAACTGAGACAGTGCGCCTTGCAGATTGCCGCCACGAAGACCACCAGTTGCAGATGCTTGCTGAAGCATTGCCTGTTCGCCCTGCTGGGCTAATGCCTGAAAGATTGGGCTGCGCTCTTGGGCGGCAACATATTCGGCTTGTGCTTCAGGGCCTGAAAGTCCCAATGCAGCCATCTGTTGTTGCAGTGCAGGGCTACCAGCCGCAACAAAGGGCTGAAGCAAAGTGCGAAGTTCTTCACGGGCAGCGCGGGTCTCAGCGACGCCAGCGTTCGCAGCCTGAGTTTGATATTTGCCAGCCTGCTTTGCCGACATTGCGCCGATGGCTGAACTGCCAAGCGCACCAACGCCCAATGCAATAGCTGCTGCGGTTCCGATTGCCATTATATAAGCCTCTTAATGAATGAATGCTCGCTCGGCCTGTAACCATCACGGGCATATAACCTAGCCATTTTATTACCGTTCAAAAGATCAATCGACTTCATCTGAATCGACGATGCACCTCGATCTTGAGCCTCTTTTTCCATCGCCTTTTTCAATTTCCTACCAATCCCAACGTGTTTGGAATCTGGATCAGACCACCAAAAAAGTTCTTCGGCAGATAGGTGCAAATGATTAAAATAGACAGGGCTAAGGATCAGCGAGCCAAAGGACACAAACTTACCATCAACCTCTGCGACCATGCAGACAAAGTTTGGCTGACCGATAAAATGCTCAAGGGATGCAACGCAGTCACCAATGTTATAATTGAATATGTCCGCCCAAGATGCTTGTTCGTGGAATCTGAATCCAAGAATGGCGATCTGTTCAGCGTCCTCAGTTACAGCATGGCGGATAACAGGCACACCAAGCGGTTCACCATCTGATGAAGATCCGCTAAAAGTGTTCTGCTGATGCGTCATTCAAACCCCTTTGAGGTGAGCCACCGGCTGCTCGATAACGCTCGGTGACCAACACATATCACAATCTGCTTGTCTTTGGCAATTAGTCCTCTTCTTCCTCGCGTTCCTCCCAGGCTTGGCAGGATCGAAGGTCATGACAGATGAAGTTGAAACGATCACAGTAGCCACGGAATCCGGCTTCCACGTCCCACTGGTTCCAAGGGATGCGCTCCATCTTGGCTTGGGTCATGGTATCATTCATATAGTAAGAACAGTTCGAGCAGCGACGGCGACGGGCTTCAGCCTCATCCACCTGCATGGCCTTGCCTAATGCAATCCAATATTCAGGGTTAGCGCCGCGCTCGTTGCTGGGCTTTTCAGGGCCAAGCATCCAATCGGAGATTACGACCTGCGTGTTCTTCTTGTTTTCCGAGGCTGTGATGAACGGTTCGCTCTCGCTTAGACCGTTGAAGCCTTCCATGATGAACATTGGCTTTTTCATTAGCTTATTTCCCTACCTGAAGCGCGGATGTTGATCGTTGAAGCGGTTCCAGCGATTGTCGAGATAAAGCCACCGCTTGCAAGCACCTGGCCGACCAATTCGGGGAACGTATAGGTCTCGGCGGGTTGAAGCGTCTTGGTCTTTACGATCAGGTTATCATTTCCCGCGCTGCCTAATGCAGTGACAAGGTTGACACTAATCGTCGCTGCTGCCGTGTTGTAATTGGTGGCCGTGAACTTGTCGATGATCGTGGTCACGTTGGTCGCGGTATATTGCGTTGTCTGGGCATTCTCGGCGGTCTTGGCCGGAATTAGAACCTTCGTTGAAACAGCCATGTTAAACCTCCAAGGAACTTACGTTGTCCGTCACTGTTAGAATGATCGACGGGATAGCTGGATGAACCGCTGTTGCTGGATCAGCAAGCAACTGAACGCCCAGATCATCGACCTCCCACATCAATTCGAAATAATCGCCTGCGTTCATTTTTAGCAGAAAATTCCACGCAGCGACAGTTTCTGTGTTGTTGCCCTGAATCCGAATAACCGTAGAACTATCGGGAATGTTCACGCCGTTCTTGCGTAGCCATCTCCAGATCCGATGTGCGCCGCCTCCAGACGTGTTTACAACCTGTGCAGAGAACTGAATGTTATAGACGTTT